CTCCACTAGCGCAATCGGCTTAGTGGTGTCTAGAGAAAGCACGAGTGCAGGGATGCTCTTTACAGCCAAGATCAGCGACACAGTGCAAGGCAACGAGGCAATGACCCTTATGAAAGACGGCGTTTTAGACAGCGTTTCCATTGGGATTACGCCTACATCTTTTAGTTATGACGAGGCAGGCGTTATGGAAATCAGCGCTGCAACGTGGACAGAGTTAAGCGTTGTTGCCGTGCCAGCATTTGCAGGTGCACAGATCACAGAGATCGCGGCGAGTATCCCACAAGATGAGCCAGAAATAAGTACTATAGAAACAGAACCTACACAGGAGACAGAACCCATGAGCGAAACAACACCAGTCGAGGCATTAGAGGCAACCATCCCAACTGCACCAATTTTTGCATCAGCAAAGCGCGAGCCACGTTTGCCAAACGCAGGCGAGTGGATCTCAGCAATGCACAAAGGCGGCGAGGTCGCAGCATCAGCACAACTAGTGTTTGCCGATTACCGCGCATACCACAAGTCACCACTTGAGGCAGCCGCTGGAGACAACGTATTGAGCAATGATGCCGGTATCGTGCCTACGCCAATTCTTGGCCCAGTGTTCCAAGACATCAACTACATTGCGCCAGTGCTCAACGCACTTGGTACGCGCGCAATGCCAAACGGTGGTGCAGGTGCAACTTTCATCCGACCAACTTGGACAACCCATCCAACCGCTGCACAGCAATCAACTGAACTCACCGCAGTATCAGCAACAACCGCAGTGATTGCATCCAACACAGTTACAAAAGTAACTTTTGCTGGACAAGCAACACTGTCCTACCAAGTCATTGACTTTACCGATCCTGCCGCAATGCAGATCATTGTGCAAGATTTGGCTGGTCAGTACCTTGTAGCGATTGACAACTACGCAGCAGACAACTTGCTCACCGCAGCAACATCCGCTGGAGTGTGGGATTTGTCAGTAACCGACTTGATGAAATCAATCTACGATGCAGCAGTTGTTTCATCGCAGGCCACAAATATGTTGCCAACACACATCTTTGTTGATCCAGCAACGTGGGCATTGATGGGTCAACTTGTTGACACCACAGGCCGCCCAATCTTTCCAGCAATCGGCGCACCGGGTCTCAACGGTCAGAACTCGCTCGGCGCTGGCTCGGCTGCATCATGGTCAGGTATGAACCCACTCGGCTTAGAGATTGTTGTTGATAACAACTTTGCTGCCAAGACAATGGTCATCATGAACAAGAACGCTTTTGAGGTGTACCGCCAAGATCGTGGGATGCTCTCAGTTGAGTTGCCATCAACACTTGGCCGCCAAATGAGCGTGTTCGGTTATGCGGCAACTTTTAAGGCCAACGCAAACATGATCCAAAAGATCACACAGGCTTAGTCGAGAGGCGGCCTCACCGCCATGAGTAATTACACAGTCACCAGCAAGCAATTGCTAGACAACTATGCGGTAGTGCAAACACTTGAGCCAACAGAGATCGCTATTGGTGAGAGTGTCACTATCGCATCAGTTGCCGTACCATTTAACGGCACGTTTGTTGTGCAAGGTTTGCCACAGTATTTGTACATTGGTATTGACTCTGATGGTTTCCCGTTGTACAACACAAACGTGGCATTACCTAATCAGGTTTTGTACCGGTGCACTGGCACAGACGTTGATCGAGTAGCAACCACCACTGGCACTCTTACTTACAATCAGGTGTGCACTTGGGTATCTGCAACCGATGTAGAGGATTGGTTAGGTATTGGTACAGCGACCGCTGCCGATGCCACGTTTCTTACATTGTGTGCGGCTGCATCGTCAGCCTTTTGTTTTCTAAGGAGACAAGAGGCTGGCTACCACGACTCGCTAACAGTGCTGCCATCAACAGCCGTAGGTTTAGGCACACGCGCTTATGGCGGTTTCTTGTACCGTCAGCGTGGCTCTGTCACAGACTTTGCCTCGTTTGATGGCATGGTCTCTGGTGGGTCTAACGGCCTTAGTCCAATGATCAAACAGTTGCTAGGTGTCAACCGCGCACAGGTTGCCTAATGCCCACACCAGTTGCCTACACCGATCTGTTTAACACCGCGCTAGACAACTTGGCAGCCACTCTCAGCGCCGTTACAGGCTTACAGGTAGTAACAGACCCACGCAATATCTCGCCGCCATGCGTGTTCATTGACGCGCCATCCTTTACAGGTTTCAGCCGCGCCGTGTTTACGCTGTCATATCCGGTCAGATTGTTGACTCTTGGGCCGGGCAACTTGGATGCTCAACGCAGCCTGATGAACTTGGCAGCAAAAGTTGTAAGCGCTCAAATAGGTGTTACCGATGGCAGGCCAACTATTGCTATCATCGGTGGCAGCGAGTTGGCAGCGTATGATCTAAACATCAATGTGCAGGCACAAAGTTAGGACATAAAACATGGCATACGTTATTGCATCACCAAGATTGGGCACAGTAGGCGATACCTATGAGCCTGCTGATGGTGTCAACATTGAGGCGCTAATTGAGGGTGGGTTTATTAAATCCACCAGCAAGAGCACAAAATCTGATAAACCTATTAAAGACACCAACGAGGAGTAACCCACATGGCCACCAGCACTTACCTATCTAATCCTGTAGTCACGATCAACGCCGTTGATATGAGCGATCAATGCACGTCAGCAGTTTTCACGCGCATGATCGAGTCGCTTGAGTCCACCGCATTTGGTCAGACCAATCGCTCATACGTTGGCGGCCTAGAAAACAGCACACTCACCGTGACGATGTACAACTCATTTGCTGCATCAGAAACTTACGCCACACTTAAGGCTCTCGTTGGCACGCAAGTAACTGTCAAAGTCAAGCCAACCAGCGCTGCCACATCAGCAACAAATCCAGAGTCAACACTCACTGCCTCATACATGGAGTCATTGCCAATCGTCAACGGTCAACTTGGCGCGCTTGATACCATTGACATCACCTTTACTGGTGGCGCATACTCAGTAGCAGTCGCTTAATTAATTCTCGCCGGCAACGGCCCGACACGAAAGAGGCAAGATGCAATTAAGACTTAAAGCCACATTTAATGATGGCACAATAAACGAGGTAGTAACCAACCTCTCAACGATTGTTGCGTGGGAACGCAAGTACAAACGCAAAGCGTCAGAGATGGCATCGGGTATTGGTGTTGAGGATTTGGCTTACTTGTGTTACGAGGCGACACGCGCAGGCGGTACAACAGTGCCGGGAACGCTTGACCAATTCATTGCACTAGTTAAATCGATTGATGTACTTGAGTCATTAGACCCAAAAGCCGACCCGGATCAGTAAGGCGAGCGCTGGCAGAAATCCTTGTTGCCACCGGTTACTGGCCCGGAGAGATTACATTTGAGGCAGACGACATGAACGCTGTAATCGAGATACTTAACAAGCAACACGGCAAGCGCTAATGGCTGGCGTAACTGCTGTAAGAATTGTTGGCGCTCGAGAGATATTAAAAGAACTTAATTCTTTTGATGCTAAATACCGTCGACAAATTACTAAAGATATTAAAGCCAGTGGCGATGTAATTATTAATGATGCACGTTATTTAATTAAAACTTTTCCTAACTCATTAAATAACGGCGCACCTTTGTCTGGCATGGTACGCGGCAACATTATTAAAGGCAGACCTACTCGATGGAATAACGATTTAGCACGTCAAGGTTTTAAGGTTAAGGTTGGTCAGGCTGCTAGCAAAGAACGGTATGTGACATTTAAGCGCACTACTGATGGTGTAGTTACTCACTCTGAACAGATTGCTTATGGCGCTAAACCTTACGGTCTGATGGTCATACAACAGATTGACCCGGCTGGCGCGATCTTTGACCATGCAGGTGTACGAGGCGGTAATTCTCTATTTGCAACAAACCTAACTAAAGAGGCTGGCAGAGCGCCACGCGCAATTGATATTGCCGTAGCAAAAAATAAATTACAAGTAACAGAGGATGTACGCAAAATCTTGCAAAGAGTTGTAGAACTCATGAACAGAAACATTGAGAGACCCAATGGCAATTAACATACCAATCATTTCCAGTCTTGGCGGCAAAGGTTTTGAGCAAGCCATTCTGCAACTAAAACAATTAGAAACTAACGGTCAAAAAGCCGGATTTGTATTAGAAAAGGCATTTGTGCCGGCAATTGCCGCATTGGGTGCATTGGCTGTTGCCGGTGGTTTTGCTGTTAAGGCAGCCATCGAGGATCAAGAAAGCCAAGTCCAATTAGCACAGGCACTTAAAAACACTGTCGGTGCAAGTGACGAAGTAATTGCAGCAACAGAAACAATGATCACGCAGATGTCTCGAGCATCCGGTGTTGCAGACGATGAGTTGCGACCAGCCTTTGCACAACTTGTGAGAGGCACAGGTTCACTTACCAAAGCGCAAGAGGCCATGACTTTGGCAATGGACATCCAAGCCGGCACAGGTCAAGACTTACGCGCTGTCACTGACGCATTGGCCGCAGCCTACGCAGGCAACCTCAAAGGCCTAAAAGGATTGTCTCCAGAGATCACAAAGATGATTAGAGACGGTGCAGGTCTTAGCGAAGTTGTAAAAGTACTCGGCAACAATTTTAAGGGTGCAGCCGACGTTGCCGGCAAAAGCGCTAAAGGCCAACTTGCATTAATGAACGGTGCATTTACCGACATGAAAGAAAGTCTAGGTCTGGCATTGCTGCCTGCGCTCGAGGCCGTCATACCAATGCTTGTCAAGTTCTCTGACTGGGCTGCAAACCACGTCAATGTTGTAATTGCTATTGGCACAGGCATTGCAGGTATTGCTACAGCAATTGCAACGTATGTCGCAGTACAAAAGGCCGCTAACGCTGTAATGATTGTCGCCACTGCACTTAACTGGGCAATGGCTGCATCGGAAACGGCAAAGAATACTGCCATGACACTAGGTGTAGGTGCAGCCGCTATTGCTGCCGGTCTTGTCGTGGCAATGGGTGCGTTGACAATCTTTAAGAATAAAACAAAAGATTTAACAGCCGCACAGGTTGAGCAAAACAATGTAGGCAAAGAAACAAACTCACGACTAGGCAGTACCTCAGAGTTGTTATTTGGCTCTAATGCAATGCAACTTAAAGCCGCCTATGCAACAGCATATACAACTGAGAAAATTAAAGAACAAGATAAAGGTCTAGGCGGTCTTAGTGATACCACTAAAAAAGCCGCAGACAAACTTAAAGAACTAAAAAAAGCCGCAGAGGATGCCGCACAAACTTTAAGAGAGGAAACAGCCAAAGCCGTTAAAGAGGCCGCCG